ATGCTCGAATGGCTGTTCGATAACGCCCCCCACATCAGCATGGTAATTGCCGGAGCGCACGCCGTTGCGGTGGCCATCACAAACATGACCGACACCCCCAAGGATGACGCGGTGGTCGCCAAAGTCTACCGAGTGGTGGAGGTTGCTGCCGGCATCTTCCGCCCGTCGAAGGTCAAGCAGTAATGCACGAAGTCTACATCGATGGCGTGCGGTACGTGCCGGAGCAAGCGGAGCAGCCGGGGCCGATTCCGGAATTCGCCATCGCCCCTGCCGGGTTCACGTACAGCGACCGATGGTTCTCCGTGGCGTTCGACCCCGACAACATCCCAGTGCAGCTTGCGCTGAGTGATGATGACATCCAGTTGGAGGCTGAACGTCTCGGCGTGCACCCCGCGCACATCGACGCGGTGCGGCAGGTAGAGGCCGGTGACAGCGGCTTCCTGCTGCGAGAGCCACCCCCCGCGCGGCCGAAGATTCTCTTCGAGGGTCATTGGTTCTACCGGCTTACCCCCAAACCCGTAAGCAAAACCCGCCCCGATCTGTCTCACCCAACTTGGACGAAGGAGCACTACAAGGGTGGAAGCGCCGAGTGGGAGCGGCTGCGGGACGCCTGCGGCTTCGATTTCCACAATGCGCTCAAGTCCGCGAGCTGGGGCATGGGGCAGGTGATGGGGTTCAACTACGAGCTCGCTGGCGCGGCGTCGGTTGAGGACTTCGTGGAGCAGGTGTTTTCCGGGGAAGCCGCGCAGTTCTCGCACATGCTAAACTACGTGGTGAACACCGACTTGTTGGGCGCGCTGCGCGACGGGCGCTGGACCGAGTTTGCTCGGGGTTACAACGGCCCGGGCTACGCAGAAAACCAATATCACGTCCGGCTCGCGGCTGCTGTGGCGGCTTCCAAACTCCTGAACAAGTGAGGACGCACAACCTTCGCCAGGGCGGCGAATGAACACCACCCTGGAAAGAAGGTTTTATGGTATCGAAGCGAGATGAGTATGTGAGCGAGCAGACAGTCGGCCGAATTGTGGACGCGCTTAATCGCGTAGATGAGCGCCTTCGTGGTTTAGAGGGAGAGGTCAAGCTGCTGGCTTACAAGGTAGATGCTGCGGTCGCAGATTCGCAGAACGCACTACACCGCGCTGCCGACACGAATGGCCGTGTGCGGCACATGGAGCAGATGCACGAAGAGGACCATAAAGCACACGTAGAGGCGCAAAAGCACTTCGCTGAACACCTGGCTGAGTCCCAGCCGTTGATGGACAGTATTCAGACGCTACTCGCCATGGCGCAGGCGGAGCGCGCAAAGAAGTGGGTGCATCAGCGCGGCGGGATGTTTCTTCGGCTTGTCGTCCTGGTAGGTGGTGCGGTGGCGGCTGTCGGCACCATAGGTGCCGCAGCTTGGACTATCATGCGCAACACGGTCGTTAAGTGATTCTGATGCTAGAGCTACTTACAGTTGATTTTGATCTATTGCCCGCACAATTATTGTGCGCGGCAAAAGAGCATCTGCGTGTTGAGTATGACCGAGACGATGGTTACATCAAAGGGGCAATTTCTCGCGCAATCGGCGAAGTGGAGTCTGTAACTGATATCACGGTTAACCCATCCACGTATGAGTGGGAGCCAATCTTTTGTCGCGGGCAAAGACTGCCGGTGCAAATCCCAAAAGTGCCTGTACGCAATTTATTTATATTGGACGTCGATGGCAATCAAGAACAGGTTTTGTTCAACGTTTATGAGAACACGGCTTTTTTGCCGGACACTTACTACGGAACAAAACAGAAATATTTGATCGAAGCGGGATTTTCCGACTTGAGTCAAATGGCCCCTGTGGTGGCAAATGCCATTTTTATGATTACAGGCACCCTTTACGAAAACCGTGAGTCGTTGCAATTCGGCTCAATGAATGAATTGCCAGATATGGCCCGGCGATTGCTGAGCGGTCTTTGGCGCCCTGCTTGCTGAGGAATATCTGATGTCGAACGCTCGCCAACTCGCCACTATCGCGCGGACTGGTATTGCTACGGTTGATACCGTTGCAGACCTTCGTGCACTGAATAGGGAAATTTATCCTGAGTGTGTTCAAACGCTTGGGGCAACTGCTTTTGGCGACGGCGGCGGCGGTACTTTTTACTGGGACGCTACAAGCGTTTTAGATGACAATACTGCGACGGCAGTGCTTCCAACAGGGCACACCGGACCTGGGCGCTGGATAAGGGACGTGCAGAGGTCCATAAGCGTTTTATGCTTTGGGGTTGTCGGGGACGGGGTGACTGATGACACGGTTATATTCCAGCAAGCGATTCAGTATTGCGCAGAAAATCAATACGAACTGTTGATAGACGTACATTTGCAAGTAAGAGTGACGAGCCAGATAATCTTGTATACGGGAACGAATCTGGTTATTGACGGAAAAGTTCTTAGAGACTGGGAGTCTATAAGTCTAGACAAGGGGGCGGCCGCGACTTTCAAAAACGAAAACGCGGTTAATTACTTCGACGTCTCAGCTAATCATCCCGCTATTACAGAGCCGGTTGTGTGGGATACGGATATAACGATAACAGGACACGGAGAAATTGCTCTTGAGCCCGCCCTTCAACAAAAGATGGAGGCTTTGGCCATTGATCCGGCTGATTGGAGAAGAAAGCCGCGTGATACTATTTGCGGCCCACACCTCTACTTGTTTGGCGTGATCAATTACCAAGAGGGGCCTATCACTTTAAGAGGCCCTGTGAACGACTGGATTACGTGCTATTACGTATTTGACAGTTCAATGGAAGGGATTAAAATCTATGGACAGCGAGCTGTCTTTGAAGACGGGTTTCACATTTGGGGAGGGAAAAACATCACAGCTCGGTGCGGGTACGTGGAAGCGGGCGACGACGCGTTTGCTATATCGAACGGGTTTAATCTGCCAGCAAACAATATCTATTTGAGTGGAACGGGCGAAGCAGACGCCGGTAATCTAGTGCGGGTTGAGTTTGCTTCTCCACTAGACGGCCCAGCATTCAGCACACCCTGTGGAGCGTTCAACATAGACGTTGCAGGGAAGGAGGGCCGTTACAAAAACGGCGGAGTATTCATCTGGGACCAAGGCGGAGTAATTGAAAGCTGTCAAATAACAGCCGCGATGAAAACGGATGACGTTGCAGACCATATAGGAACAAACCCGGACAGTATTTGGATCATAGCGCATCCGAACACAAAAAACTTGAAATTGAATGTCATAACCGGAGCATCGCGACGCAGCATTTTGCGCGCAGAAAATTGGCACAACGGAAGCATTACAGTAAAAGGGCCGGCGCCGCAGCAAAGGGTGTCCGGGTACGGTGCCGTGACCTTGCGTGATTGCGATAGGGTAACGGTTCGTTTTGATCAGTTTGATATGGAAAGCACCGCGCTGCTTTCGGCGGTGAATAGTTACGACTCAACCAATATCAGAGTAATAGGGGAGGTATACAACTTGGCTGCGAGCCAAGCCGTTGTGTTCGCTTCTGGTGGGTCTGTAGATGTGCGAGATGTGCTATTCACAGGAGACACAACGTCCCATATTGCTGTTGTTGACACAACAAACTGCACCGTTACTTACGGTGGCGCAACTGAATATGTATCTGACAACCAAGCTGTTAGATTCCAAAACGGAGCCACTGAAGAAACAAGGTTTTTTGGTCCTCCGGGATTGATTCGCAGGACGAATTTTGAGACAGTGTCCGGTGTTTTGCGCTCGGAAAGTGGCGCTGTTGTGGAAGCGTTTGGGGAAGGAAACGTTGCGGATGACATTTTCACTGTTGCGTATACCGGGAATCACACCAGGTTTACGCTAAAAAATATTGGAAGTGGCTCCCTTACACTGAAAAGTGTCGGCGGCAATTTATCGCTGCCTGCGGATGTTGAGGTAGTGCGCGGCCAGAGCATTGAGCTTTATTATGACGACCTGAATAGTGTTTGGCGGGTATTCTGATGAAAGCTGGTCGACTAAGACACCGCATCCGTATCGAGCAACAAGGTCAGAGCGTCGATGAATTCGGCGCTCCGACCAAAGTGTGGACGCCGTTGATCGAAACGAGCGCCAGCGTGGACGCGGTCAGCGGGCGGGAATATTTCGGGGCGGAACGTGATCTGTCGGAGGAGTCGTTTAAAATCACCATGCGCCGTTGGCCGGGCTTCCACCTCGACGGCACGTTCCGCGCGATCGACCTCGACAGCGGTGCCCAATACGACCTACGCGCCGTGCTGGAGAGCCACAACCGCGACATGGTGACCGTCACAGCTAAAGCGGGGAGCAGCCATTCATGACAGAAGCAATGCTTTATGCCGCCATGCAGGCTCAAGTTGCCCCGGTACCCGTGTGGCGGTTACACGCACCACAGTCGGACGACCAGCACTCCGTGCAAACACCATACATAATCTTTACTAGAGAGCAGTACAACGAAGCCTCCATTGAGGATTTCTGTGCTGCTGAAACTAGCCTTGCAGACAGTTACCTGGTTGATTGCCTGCACCACAACTATGCCGGTGCCCGTGAGCTGAACCGGCTAATGACCGCGGTCTACAAAGCATTCGGCGCAGTCCCGGAATCTGTTTTTGAGGACTACGATAGTCAGATGCGAGTATACCGTGTGACCAGCTCGTTCGTTTTGCGTTAATTGGAGGCAATCATGCCAAAGCTCTCGACCCGCGGATTGAACATCTACATGTCGCAAGCCGCTAACCCTGCACCGGCCGACACCATTACTAATGTGACCAATGCCGCTCCGGCGGTCGTTACGCCGGCGACCATCGGCAATTACTCCGACGGGGACATCGTTTGGGTTCAGGGGACCGATTTTGAAGAGATTGACGACCAGCCTTGGGTCATCACAAATGTGACTGGCACAACTTTCGAGCTTCAGTGTTCGGACACTAGCGCGCAGCCCGCCGCGGCAACGACGGGCGTCGCTAAGGTATACAAGTACACGACCAACTTGACCAGGTGGTGCCTTACAAGCTACAGCTACGACCAGGCGGCTGCGGAAACAATCGATCTCAGCACTTTCTGCGGGACAGAGTCTGCCTCAGGCCAGCCACAGCCCGCCAGCTACAGCGTGGCTGGATTCAGCGACGGCTGCGAAGAAGGGTTCCAGGAAATGATGAAGGCGCTAAAGGATGCTCAGGAGCGCATGCTGATCATCCAGAAACCTTCCGACCCGCCGAGCTATGTGATGGAGACCATTGACGTTTCAAGTTTCTCGGAGTCGTATGAGCTGAATGCGGGTATCAGTTTTACCTCAGGCGGCGCGGTAAAGGCAGGCCCCTGGTATCGGGACTGCGCTTCTTGCATCACCTACACCCCTGTCGTTTCTGCTGTAGCGGGCAGCGGCACGACCACCGCCACCATTACGTTTAGCGGTGGCCCGGCTGACGCTTCGGCAACGGTTACTCTGACGGCCACCGGACCGACCGGCGCTATCACGGGGCTGACCCCGGTGGCGTTCACCAAGGGCGCTACCGTGGATCAGATTGCTACCGCCGTGGCGGCTGAATTGGATGGCAAGCAGGACGCCACCACTACGGACACCTTGGTTGCTGTTGCTGCCGGTGGTGTGGTGACTGTGACGGAATCCGGCGGCGGCGTCGTGACTGTGACGGCGGTTATTGCTTAACCTTGGCAACACCCGTCGTCGGACGCGGCGGCGGGCTTCTTAAATCTGACTGAGACAAAAGCATGATTACTCGCAAAGTCATTACCGTGAACATCCCGGCTCTTGGGCAAACAGTAGAACTTCGAGAGCCAGCGGCAATCGACATGATTGCCGCTTCGCAAGGCGTGGACGATAAGATGTCCGGATTTCGGCAACTTGCACTGATGTTGTTTGTTGACGGGCACCAGTACACGGCCGAAGAAATCAGCCAATGGGGGTTCAGTGTAGTTGGCCCATTGTTCAACGCTATGAACGATCTGATGCCATCTTCCACAGAGGGAAACGGATGACGCCAACGGAGGAATTCTGCCACTACCTAGCTTGGGAGCTGAAAATGACCGTTGAGCAGATGCTCCAGCAAATGTCGTTGAGCGAATTCCTTCGTTGGCAGAAGTTCCTGGAAAAGAAAGCGATGCTGGAGCGCGGTGAGCAAGACCCGAACGATATGGACGCTGAAGCGTTCGGCAAGGCTTTTGGGGCGCGGTGATGTTAGTCGAAGCTGATATTCGTCAACGACACCTGCGAGCAGTTTGCGGGGGTGTTGAGGAAGTTCATGCTGAAGGTGCCACCGGCGTTGACGATTCCGACGCTTGTGCCCGCGAATACCCCGTCGCACTGAAGGGCCGCATCAATGTAGTCCGCTTGCACAGTGACGATACCTTCGACCGTGACATAACCACCCTTATCAACCGCGCGCCAATTCGAGATTGGGCCATTGAGCGCAGAATTCCGGGCCTTGTTAAGCCCCTGATTGCAGAAATCGCGGGCGTCTGCTTCGCTCATGTCGTACATGGCTTTGACTACAGTCGGGGTGAACAATTTGCGCTCGATAGCGGTGTCAAAGTCAACCTCAGCCATTTCGCAAGTTATTCGGATTCCCTTAGCGGCATTTTGGTATGTCAAGCTGCGGGCAACCGCGGCTTGCGTGGTGCGGGCTTGGTCTTCTTGCCAACCAGCCTGAACGTTGAAGCTAGCGGCGATGATGGCGGCTGCGAAGATGATGATGATGCGGTTCATGTCGATTTCCTTCTGTTGTGGCGGGGGCTTGTCCCCCAACCGATGAATATAGTATAAGATCCGCCATTACTGTGTCAACACCTGATGGCTAAAATCTACATCAAAGACAAAGACCTGTTTGCCGGCGGTAACCGCGCGGCGCTGGCGGTCATGGGCGCGGACCCTAAGTTCAAGTCTACGCTTGCTTTCATGGACGCGGATCGGTTGGAGGCTGTGGAGCGTCAGAGCAAAGTTGATCAGCGGTACAAGCTGATCCCGACCCCGGCGGACGTGAAGGTTGGCACGTCGTTTCGTAGCGACTACAAAGGCGACCCGCTGTCGCTGCTGAAAAAGACACCCTGGGCCGGCATCACCATCTTCGAGCGTGCCGGCGCAGGGGCGCAGGTGGACTTGCGCGAGGAGCTTCGCATTATCTATCGGATGCTCCTGGCTGCTGCATCGCCGTTCCAGCGTAGCGGCAAGTACGCGCAAAGCTTCCGCTTCCAGGTCGGTGGGAATCTCAGCCGGTCTGTGCCATTTACGGATTTCAACATCGCCGGTATCACCAATGTCGCGGCTTACGCCTCTTCGCTGGAGGGGTCTCGCACGCGCAACATCTTCCGCCGGGTGTTCACCAAGGTGCAGGCACGAGCCCGCAAGCTGGGCTACGATGCGCGGTACACATTCTTGCTCGGGGTCGCCGAGGGCAGTAAGAGCGTATCGAGCTACCCAGCACCTGTGATTCAGATCGGTTACCTAAACACCATGCGCGGTAAGACCGGCCTGCAATCCAGGCGCCGCCCAGTAGCGAGCGGGCGTTGGATGCCCCCTGAAAGTGGTTGGGGTCGGCGACGACGTGACTGGAGACGTTGATGGCAACACGCACACTTGAGATTGTTCGGAAATACACGGCTGACACCAGCCAGTGGCAAAGAGCCCTGCAACAAATAGATCGCTCCAGCGCCAGCACTGCGAAGGCAATGCAGCGGATGGAACAGCGCATGGACAAAGTTGGCAAGACCATGCGCTTGCTTGGAACTGCGGCAAAAGGTTTTGCAGTCGGTTTCGCCGGTGCGTTTTCCGTCAGCTCCCTTCGCAGCGTGACAAGTTTTGCCGACGAGCTGTCCAACACCGCGCAACGGGTTGGGCAGTCTGTGGAGACGATCCAAGCTCTGCGGGCTGAAGCCGAAAAGGTTGGGTTGAGCTTTAGCGCGACTGATACCGCCTTGCAACGCTTCAGCCGTCGTGTTGCGGAAGCCCGCCAAAATACGGGGGTGCTGGCCAAAGTCTTCGAGCAGTACGGCGTAAGCTTGCGTGATTCCCAAGGCAATCAACGCAACGTTAATGCGCTCCTGGAAGATTTCCGAAAGGTGCTGTCCGGGATTCAGGACCCGGCCGAGCGCAACCGGGTAGCAATGGCCGCGTTTGACACAGAGGGCGTAAAGCTTGGACAGACTCTTGCCAATTTGAACGGAACGCTTGCAGACACTACGGAAGAACTTGCGCGCCAAGGCCGAGTCATTAGGTCGGAGGCAATAACTGCCGCGGCAGAGCTTGAGACAAGATTCACTGAGACCGCACAACGGCTGCAAACCGTTTGGCGAAACGCAATCGTTAATGTCGTAGGTTTCATAGACACGTTGGTTGCTCGGTTCAAGACATTTGATCAGCAGTTGGGCGCTTCCACCACCTATCAGATTGACTTGAACATTGACGAAGTTCAGCGCCAAATCGATAAAGTCACTACCGAAATCAGAAACCTAACAACAGAAGGATCTGGCGGGGCGGTTGGGGTTTTTCAGCGGTTGTTTGGGTCTGACAACGCTTTGGCTGCTGCACAAGCGCGCCTCGCGGAACTCAGAGAGCAGCTTGACGCGCTGATTGACCGCCGCAATGCTTTGAGCGCAGCAGAGACGCCTGATTTTTCGGCTTTGGCCCCGCCTGTAACTGAAGCCTCTGCGCCTGACACATCAGGTTACTCGAAAGCAACGAACGATCTGCGCGAATGGGAGCAGGTTGTAATACGAACGCTGAAGCTTAATCAAACGCAGGCGCAGCGTTTCACTCAGCTTTCTTCAGCGTTTGATGCGGCGGCGAAAAAATTCGGTGTAGATCGAAACCTGCTTGCGGCTATCGCTAAGCAGGAGTCCGGCTTCAATCAGTTAGCTAGATCAGGCGCCGGAGCTATTGGCGTCATGCAGCTAATGCCTGGGACGGCAAAAGACATTGCCCGAGAGACAGGCATTGCTTATAAAGATCTGGTTTCGACGGCTGTTGGTAACATTGAAGGCGGCGCGTTCTACATCGCCAAGCGCCTAAAGCAATTGGGCGGGGACGTTACCAATGCATTGGCTGCGTACAACGCAGGCATAGGCAATGTCCAAAAGTTTGGCGGTGTGCCTCCCTTCAAAGAAACGCAAGGCTATGTCGCCAAAATCGTCCCTGACTACGAGCGGTTGTCTAACGCGACTGGCAACTTGTCGGTGATGATAGATAGATTGAATTCCGCGCAACAGGCTCAAAACGACCTATTGCAGCGCGGCGCTGCTGTGTTTGCGGAAACTAGAAATGATGCAGAAAACTATGTAGCCAAAATTCGAGAGCTACAAGAGCTATATTCCGCTAACGTTATTAGCCAAGAAACCTATATGCGCGCGGTAGAGCAAGAGTCTACCGCGTATCAGCAAGCTACATCTGGCCTTGAGCAATACGCAGCGGGGCTCAAAGGCGTTAACGAAACCTCAAACACCCTTGCGCAGTCAATAGGTGAGAATGTCACGGTCAGTTTCGGCAATTGGATCGATTCCGCAGTGGACGGCACCTTCCGACTCCAAGACGCGCTCCGGGGCTTGTTGGGCGACTTGGCAAAAATCGCTTTGCGCTTCGCCTTTTTCGGCGCAAATGGCGGTGGCGGGCTGCTTGGCGGGCTGCTTGGCGGGCTGTTCGGCTTCGCCAAGGGCGCTGCGTTCCCCGGGCTGCCGCTGCCACAAGGCATCTACACGCAGCCTACGTTCTTCCAGATGCCGGAGCCAGGCCCGCTCAAGCGGTACGCCAGCGGCGGCGTCCTCGGCGAGGCGGGCGCAGAGGCCGTGCTGCCGTTGAAGCGGCTGCCGAACGGGGATTTAGGAGTGCAAGGCGGCGGAACCGAGGTCACTATCCACAACTACACCGGAGAGGCCGTCAACCGTCGCAGCCGCCAGCTTGGTGATCGAGAAATTATCGAGATCGCCATCGGCCAGGTGGAGGAGCGCATTGCCCGCGGTGGCAATAGCACTGCCCGCGCTCTTCAGCAAGCCTACCCCGGAGTCCGCAGGGGAAGACTATGACACTTTCTCCGGCCATGCAGCAGCGGTACACCAGCCAAGTAGACGTTGACTGGTTCGACGTGTTGATCATTAGTCATCCAACCGGGGGCACGTTTTATTTGACCAATGCCCATCAGGAGCAAGTCGGCGAGTGGGAAGGCGTTCAACGTACTTTTGCGCCGATTCCTTTTGAGGTTACGCTGCCAAGAATGGATGGCGAAGGGCAGCAAGACCTCCAAGTTGTTATCTGCAATATAGGAAGTGAGATGTCTAAGGCTCTTGACAAAGTGAAAGAACAGCCGGAAGTCCCAATCACTTGCGCGTTCACTCAGTACATCAAAGGCAACTTCGCGCCGCAATTTGATCCGCCTATTGTTTTGACGCTTTCCGACGTGGAGCTAACGCGCGAGGTCTTACGCGGGACGGCAACGCGCAGTGACGTTTTCAATCAGCGGTTCCCCCGAGAGCTGTACCGTACTTCCAACTTCCCAGCGCTGGCCCGTAGATGATGACGATCGATTACACTGACCTTATTGGCAAACCTTGGGTATGGGGCGCCCGTGGGCCAGATGCTTATGACTGCTTTGGTCTGTTGAAAGAGGTTATGCGGCGACTCGGTATCGACTGGCAATGGGAGGTTGAGCAAGACGGCTTCACCGTTGACCTTGCGCGGAAGATCATTACTCACACGCTTGATAACACGCCGTGGCGAAAGGTTGACGACGGGACGCTGCAAGTTGGCGACGCAATCTTGATGGGGAGTAACGCTAATTTCAGCCATGTGTGCCCAGTAGTCACCGAGCATGGCGATGCGTTGCACACGTCAGCTGGATCAGTAGGTGTGGTTCTGCTGGACCAGCGGCGAATCCGCCGCTACGGGTTCATGCGGCAGGAGGTTTATCGGTGGCACGGATCATAATTGTCAACAACCCTTTAAACCCTGCCGACTTGGTAGAGCGGGAATGGGTCGGCCCGTATTGCTCGGACGACGGGAAAAGTGGATTCCTGAACATATTCTACCCTGAGGGGTTTCCGGGCACTCACCGCACGGTGCTCAATCGGCAACTGCTAGAGGTTGAGGATTACGATGTCGTTTTGAAGCCTGAAGATGAAGTTGTCCTTATGATTGCTCCAGGTGCCCCCGTCGTGGCGGCAATTGGCGCTGTTTCGTCCGCTATAGCTTCTTCCGCAGTGCTCACGTCTTTGGCCGTTGGGCTGGCGCTTACCGCAGTCTCCTACATGCTCGCGCCGAAGCCGGGAATGCCTTCTATTCCCGAGACGCCTGCGAGTTTGTCAAGGCCAAAAGCTGAATCCGTATATAACCTTTCCGTTCCGACAAATCAGACCCGCCTTGGGGACGCTATACCAGTAGCTTATGGCAAAAATTTGATTGTGCCTGATTTTATCGCTGAACCATATTCTGTTTACGAAAATAATGAGCAAATAGTAAAAATGCTCATGTGTTTAGGGCAGGGAGATTTTGATGTTCATGACGTCTTTTTGAGTGACACAAACGTCAATAGCCTCAGTTATGACGTTTTCAGCTATAAAATATATCGGCCGAATGAGCACGGCGGTCTAATAGGCCACATATCCAACGACTTTGATGTTGACGAAGACGTGATTACGTCGGATGAAGTCGCTGGAATTGAGTTAAAAGGCCCGGAACTCATAAACGTTTCTGCCACTATAGTCAGCGCTGACACGCTCGCTTTGTCTGCCGCGCATGCGGATATAGTTCCTGGAGCTGATATAACCATAGGTGGAGTTCCTTACACAGTGCAGACGGTGACCGGTCTTGACGTTGTTGTGTCACCGGCAACACTTACTGATGAGCATTTGTTCTATGATGGCGCGCCAAATAACCCGCGTTATTTATATGATGGCAGCAAGCTCTTATTTGAAACAAACGACTATGGAGCTTCATACATAAACTCGTGGCCTAACGGTCTTGTTCGGATAGAATTTGATACAGCCACTGGCTTTGACCCGTCAAACCCATATGAAGCAACTGGGGACTTGTATAAGTCCCTTACCAATTTTGGCATATATAACAGCTTAGCCATAACCCCGTCTGGGTTGCCGACGACTTCTGGGCTGTACCTCGAAATCGGCGATCTGAAATTATATTCCACAGGTACAATTGGGAGCGAAGTAACCATAAATCGCATTGTTTCCAATGGCGGTCTTTCTTTTACTGCGTGCAATGAACATCAAGTAGTTGACGCTGTCCAATTTGATTATACATTATTACAAGGGCTATTTAACACCGATGAACAGACCGGTGAGTTTTTGGATAAGCAAGTTGATTTAGAATTTAAGGCGATTGAAATCGATTTGAACGGAGATGATGTTGCAGGAGGTAACGTGGTAAACGAATCTGTAAGCCATGTTGGCGCGACTAACGATCCTTTAAGATTTACTCACGCCCTTCTTGTACCGCGCGGCCGGTATCGGGCCGAAATGTTAAAAAGCACTGTGGATAGTGAAAAGAATACGGTTTCAGACAAGGTGACGTGGAGCGGCCTTAAGGGATATAGCTATTCACGATACAACACCAATGGCTACGGGGACGTGACTCTTCTAGCAATCAAGGCTCAGGCAACCAATGCTTTAAACGGTGGCGCGCTTAACCGCGTGTCCGTGCTGGCTACGCGAATTCTGAACGGATCACCGACAACATCTGCGTATGAAGCTCTTAGGGATATAATCACAAACACCCGGTACGGTGCCGCTAGACCTGTATCAGAAATAGACGGTGCTATTACAGGCGAGTTTAATGCCGTTTTTGATTTCGACAGTACCATTTGGGAAGCATCTAATACAGTTGTGCAAGCTGTAGATGGTACTATTACGCCGTTAGCAAATACCTTCAAGATTCGGCAGTCGCAACCATCCACAACCCCGCGCATGCGGTTTAAAGAAGGGGTGACTAGTGGTGGGCTGATCGTTGACGGTAGCTTAGTGCGCACGTATTCGCTTGGGAATCGGTCTGAAAATGATGGGATCGAGATTGAGTATCGTGACCCAGTTACTTATTTGCCCGCTTATTCTATATACCCTCCTGACTCTGTTAGGCCAAAACTAGTTAAATTGCTTGGTTGTGCGTGCCCGATTACTTCATTGAGCAGGGCAAAGGTTTTATGGAATCAAGAACTATACAACCGCTTCACATGGTCTTTTGATAGTGAGCTGGATGCTTTAGTGCTGGAGCCCGGGGATACAATAGAAATAACTCCGCTGGACGAAGATCCTGTCTTGTGCGTTGTGTCAGAAGTTGCTCACAAAGGACAGTTCAGCTCTTCGGTTATTGCCTTTGAATATGACGCGAGAGTATACGCATGACAAAAGTAATCTCAGGCGACCCATGTTTCGGCGGCTATGTCAGCACTGTAGCTTACGAGATGCCATGCCCTGCCATAGAAGGGTTTGGCTACAGCTCCGGAATGGGGGTGTTGCGCACCACGGTAGCGACGGGCCATGCGCGGCAACGGCGGTTGCATCTAGAGGAGCCCAGGACATATAACCTGACCTGGCAGCTAACCACGACGCAGCTTCGGGACTTTGAGGCTTTTGCTTCTAATCATGGGTATGCGTGGCATTTTATGCCGATGGTCACTGGTCAGGTCTACGGTTGGTTCCCGGTAGAGCATCCATTGCGTTTTATTTCGGACTACTCAGTAGAGCTTTTGCGTGAAGACCTGTGGGGGGTCTCGGTCCAGGCTGAACAATACGTCCTAGATCCTGATTGCATGTTTGAACTAATTTGTGATGAGTTGTTGGATTGCCTGCCCCATTATTTCCCTCTTACCAATGCAGACTTCTCCGGTTTCGCGGCGGCTGTAGGAGCCGACACTACATGGGGGTCCCCAAATGGCTGAGGAATGCTGTAAAAAACTAGAAGACGCAATACTGCAAACAGAAACCAACGCAGAAAGCGTGTTTGTCCACGCTTGGCAGTATTGGTGGGACACGCTACGGGACTTTGCCAGCAAGCCGGCAGGGTTTTTCATAACATTGCCAGGCGCAGCTTACGCTGTTCCTGTGCTGTCGGAGATGCTGCAACGGCTCCAGACCCCACTCGACACCGGGTTCGGAACTTGGCAGTGGTACAACCAAGATCAGGCCGGAAAAACCATCCTCACACTCCCGCAGGCGCCGGGGAAAGCCAAAGTAGACATTAACGGATCAGACCTTGCCGCACCGCGAGATTATACGCTGGCTGGGGCCACACTTACTTTCACAGATGGACTTGATGTTGGCGATCTAGTCACAGTGAAAAGCTACGGGGGCTGAAGAGATGGCTGTTAACTGTATAAAGGCGGTCTGTAACGCTGCCGATCTGCTAGCCGACAGATTGGCAAAATTCACTAAAGACATGGGTGAATTGATCGGCAAGTTGCCAATCTACCTTCAACACATTCGATGTGTTGTGACTGGCGCCGCGGGGCAAATATGCAATACGCCAAGCATCCCGGCCGCGCACCCAACGCTGGCCGAGATGCTGTCAAGGTTAAACGCAACCTCAATTGCTGGAGTCGACGGGGACAGCTTTACGGCATCTGACGGGCAAACGGTGTTCACCCTAGGTGGCGCAGTAACAAACGCCAATTACATTGAGGTCAAGATGAATGGCGCGCTGCAACACGAAACGCAAGATTTCAGCGTAGCTGGCACTACGCTGACTTTTGTTTACCCTCTGGTCGCCGGGGACCTTGTGGACACTAGGCGCTTCTACGTCTAACAGCAAGGTCGTCATTGCCACCGCCGACGCGTTGCGTAGTGCAGCGCAACCGCTGCGGCGAGCATCAGCGCCAGCGTCGAGGGCGCGCTGATAGGGATTGGACCGCCGCCGCCCTCGGCCTCGGGCCGCGGCGTGCCGTCGGGCGCGACGCTTTGGCAGGTCACGTACAGGTCCTGGTGATGGTCGTTCTCCAGGCGGAAGTGCGTGCACTCCTTGTAAGAGCCCACGTCGCGGATCGCGAACGGAACTGCGGCTGCATGCACCGCGTAGTGTCCGGGCTCCATGCAGTACGCAAGCTTCCAGTCGTCCCACCGACCGCGCGCATCCCACACCGCGAACTGCTGAGTGCCGTCCGTGGCACGCGGAAGCTGATGTACCAGAAACGTGTTCACAGACCCCAAACCCCGCGGTCAGCGTCCATCTTCGCGTCCAGCGCCTTGCGCTCCGCCTCTGTCAGCGGCCTGGCGTCCTCACAGCGCGCCTCAGCGCCCTTCTCGATGAGCGGCCAGGCCAGTGCTGGGACACCCACTAGAGCCAGTCCTGCCCACCCTACAGGCCCGAACGCGGCTACTGTGGCGCCCCACGCCGCCGGGCCTAGACCCCCGACAGCGATGATCTTCTGCGCTTCCTCGCAGTCCTCTGGGGTGTTGTTCTCCGCCATGGCGGCCATCCGCATCTTGACGGGCGCCAGCATAAGGCCCATGGGGTTCATTTCGACGAACCCGCTGGACAGCGTAGCGCCGATGGCCGTGCCGGCGTCCGCGGTCTGCGCCACGTCGCCGACATAGGCCAGCGGATTGTCGGGGCGGCCTTCGACCTCCCGGCCCGGGGGCTTCGTGATGGCACAACCCGTCACGGTCAGTGCCACCACCGCGGAAATAATTGCTCGTTTCATGTTTAAATCCTCGTTGGTTTTGATTTAGCGTATCAGCTTGCCAAATTTCAAATTACATTTTGAGCCTCCTCAGCAATTCGCTGAATTTCTTCGCCGATTTTCTTAACGGCTTCCCAGTCGATGGGTTGAGGGAGAGAAAGGATTTTTTGCACTTCAGCGACCAGCCGGAGTTCATATTCAGATAGATCTTTGATCATGGTAGTAGCTCAGCTTCTTTGGGTTAGAACCAGCGGGCACGGGCCAGCTAGGTCCGGTGCTGAAAGGAGGTTCGGCAGCTTTTTTGTGCCCGCCGTCACTCAATTCTCTCACGCAAGAAGGGCACAGCATCGGGTACACAGTTCGCTTTATGCGCCGTCGTACTTCGCTTACTCTGTAAGCGTATTCTCCTCCACAGCATGAGAATTGTACTTTCAGTCTGTCCGCTGAAGGGCGGCCGCCTGGGTCTGCTTTAACGTCCAAAATCCTCGCGTTCATTTCAGGTATGAAACCGCCGTTGACGTAGGAATGAGGTTTTTGTTTTCCCGGCATTTTACTCATTTTTTGCGCTTAGTCTCCTGATAGATACTCGGCAAGACTTTTCCCTTTGTCTTCTTCAAAAAGGTAGCCGCTTACGGCGGCTAATCGGATCGGTCACCCAAGGGCAGGATGTACCTAGCGAACTAGGTGGACGCGATGTATGGAAGCTTGCGACACCGCGGACCTCTTTGACCCAGGCCCGATCTGTCGGCGTTTTTCACGCAACGGGGCACTGACTTGAATAGGTTAAACGTGTGGAAACACCTATTCGAGCCGCTCACGATGAGCTGCCGACTAATCCCCGTCCGGGCTGTGACTCCCCGGCAGAGTTCAACTGTTGATTCGGTTCTCCGTTTTCATACGGCGGCGGGATGGGGATGAATGCGCCGCGGCTGCGGGCGTAATTGATCATATCCTGGTGCGCAGATGTCAACCCAGTCAATTGCGGTGGGTTATGTTGACACCCACAAATGTAACCCAAGGGGCTGTCGATGCAGAGCGCATCGCACTGTTTGCACAAAAAGCTACTCATTGCGTTCTCCCGCTTCGGTTGATAGTGCCGGTCTCTCCCGGCAGTCACACCACTAAGCAGGTGTCGCATCACACCCGACTGGTGTCAGGCAGTGACCTTCTCACGACGGCTACGAAGCACACCCGTCAGTCCAAACATGCCCAGCCCGAGCAAGGCCAGAACGCTGGGTGCAGGCACGCCCTGCGCGCTGAAATCGCTGTTAAAACTCCTTCCCATGCTTCAGAGGGCGTCTCCTGTTATACTCAAGCTTATCCACGATCGCTTCAGGGATGTCCATCGCGTGCGCCGCGGTGAAGTCCATCACTCGGATGATCAGGTCTGCGAACTCCTCCTCGGCATTGGTGTAGCCTGGGATCTTCTTAGACTCCGGGTTGCCGTGGCGGTAAGCTTCCAGCGCCTCGGACAGCTCGGAGTGCATCAGCGCGATAGCCTCGCCGATGTTGCGCTCTGCAGTACCGCCGTCCCAAAACCCCTTCTCCACGTTGTCGCGGTGGATACGATCAGCGACGTCGCGCCAGATCGAGGTGAATTCACGGATTGAGGTCTGCTCAGGCTCGGGCGTCTCGGTGACTTTGCGCCCGCCGACCTGGCGGGCGTGGGTCAGCAGCAGGCCGAGGGTGATGAGCGCCTCGTTGAATTCCTCCTCTTCGCCTTGGGCGTATTTGGCCTGGGCGAGCTGGGCTGTTGCGGTGAGGTGGGAGAGGGATGCTGCGAGTTCAGGGTAAGTTTGCATGGTTCTTTAGGTATTCTTTGACGGCAAATTCGACGACGCTGGTCATGGTACGGTCCTCTTTCTCGGCGTGCCGGACTAGCTGCTGATAGAGCTGAGGAGGCAGCCTCACCGTGAACTGTACCCGACCGTGGTGGACGCTACGTGCTTTCATCGGCTTTGTCGGTCTCGTACTGCAGTGTCCAGGATTTCATTTCTTTTCACGATCAGGTCCTCGTGATGCGAATGAACGCGCTACGACATGGGTGCACGTCCCACCTTCATCGCTGGCGCAAAACTGTGTCTCTTTCGGCGTGTAGTAGTCACACCGACGCTGAGAACGTGCGGAGTTGGCAATGCACTTCCAGCGCTTGCCGGATTTTTTGCAATAGTTCATCACAGCCTGATCGTTTCTTTCTGCACGCCGAGTTGATCAATCAAAGATTTTGATAATAGATTGTCGAACAGATACGGTAGAAGATCTTTTAAATCACGCTCGACGTGAATTTGGTTGAGATCTCTTTCGCCGGGACGCCTGCTTTTGCCGGATATGACGAGAACATACTTGCGCGTATTTGTTTTGTATACGGCGAGCTCAGTCCAGCGACCACTGTTTCTTGCACGCGTTCCTTCCTCGCTGGAAACAAAGGCAATCCGTTCGCCGGTAAACTCAACAGCAGGCGCGTCGGTTTGATCGATAATATAGGTTTTCATTTTACATTTCCCCAGTCTGTGCCGACTTCGCAGTCTACGAGAACTGGCACTCTCAAGATTATAGCCGAAGACATAATTTGGGTCAACTCCTTAAAACCGTCTGCTGACTCTGCCGTTCCTGGATCTGAAAAGTCCAGCTCGTCATGGACAGTGACTACGGGATACCCAGTAGCATCAAAGACTCCCGCCTCATGCGCTTTCACCATTGCTTGTTTCATCAAGTCGGCAGCGCTGCCCTGTAGTCTCCTGTTCAATGCCTTGTGCGTAGCAAAGCGTTGAATATTACCTTTTCCATATTTCTCGCAGGCTTGTTCGTAAGGCAGCCCTTGCCGTGCTCCATTAGAGCGACCTTTTCTTTCCCACAAAGCGAACCGCGATCTGCGGCCCATAATGGTCTCGATGTAACCATCTTTCAGCGCTTTGTCGGCAAAGTAGTCGAACGTGGCTTTTACAAACGGCACACCTTTGTGATAAGCGGCAAATAACTCTTCGGCTTCTCTTCGGCTGAGGCCAAGCGTCGCAGCGAGCTTGTCTTTGCCCATGCCATAACAGTTAGCTACTAAAACGCCTTCGCAAGTAAAGCGATGTCTAGGCCCTGCATTTAAGATGTCGAACGTTTCCGCCGATTGAGTAGATTCTCTGATCGAGTAACCAAGCGTAAATTTTTTGGAGAATAGTTTCCGTCGTTGTCCGTCCGGTCGAAATCCAGAGCCAAGATATCGTCGTCTTTGAATTCTTCCAAAGCCCAGCGTATAAAGTGCTCTCGACTCTCGAACTCCACGGTTATCCCGCGGCCGTGATAGTTTTTGCTTGACACGTGTGTGGTTCTTTCGCATCGCTGAATCATCGAATCGTATCTCGCTCCCAGTGAATCGATAACCTGCACAGGTCGATTGAAGTATTTCCGTTTCTTGCATCGCTTGCACTTGTTTGTCTTTCCATTTCTTAAGTTGTATTCGTAAACGGTAAAGACTTCTCCGCAAAGTTTGCAGCGTACGTCCAGCATCAAATCGCCTCTTCCTTGACGACGCAGCGTATTCGGTTGAATCTCCAAGAAAGGTAGTTTTAATTGCTTCAGCATCGTTTCCCGTTCGGACAAGTCGAGAAACCTCGGATGCTGCTTTCCAGAGCGGAACGAAGTCGAATTTCTTGCCATCGTACACAGCCACCTTGTGGTCCGGGGTTGCGGTTAGACCTTCGTAGGTCATTATCTGCTTGATGCCTTTTGACACAACGCCATCGTGTTTGACCCAAGTCACGCCGTCCCACAAAAGGTCTGTGGTCAGAACTTGTTCGATTGGCACAGGCCCACGATTTGTGAGAACGCGCTGTCCTTTAGCGATGCAAAGTCCAAAGTTTATACCTTTGGTCGCCGTCCTCTTTAATTGCTTGCCCGACCTTTCAAGCACGAGGTGTTGTGTGCTTTCGTGAAAGTCCGTTGACGGATCATTGCGGTACATTTCTCTCGCGCGCTCCGCTCCGTCTCCTACCGCATCATGCACCAGCAACCGGTATTCGATCTGCGAGTAATCAAACTTTCTCCAGCACGAGTGACCTTCAAACGGAACAAACAACCCACGAATAAGCGGGCCAAGCTCAGGGTCTCTTGCTGGGATGTTTTGAAGGTTTGGGTCCGAGCTACTAAACCGACCCGACGCGGCGCCTCCGTCATCTTTTCTAAGCGGATGAAAAGAACAGTGGACTAGGCCGTCTACTTGCTTCTCAAGCAAGTAATTCTGAATAAAGGTAGTGGCTGCTTTGTGGTAACGTCGAGCAGACACTATATGCTGAGCGAGAGGATGGTCTTGCGATTCGAGCCATTGCTGAGTGAAAGACGGTTTATTAGTCTTAGCGGTAGTTGGATAAGATACGCCTACCGCATCAAACGCTAAGGCAAGTTCTTCCGCGCTGTGTATATTGACTTCCGCTCTGCCTGAAATCTGCTCGATAGCCTTTACGTGGAATGCTTCCTTTACTAGAAGTTCTTCAGTAGCAACTTCTGCTTTGTCCAAGTCAACACGCACTCCGGTCTGTCGCATTTTCAGAAGCAGAGGAATCAATGCGGATTCCATTTCAAATACGTCAAGCAAGTTTTCTTTGTGTAGCAGGTCGTACTGCTTCTTAAAAACTTCAATCGGCAATGCTGCATCTTGTTCCGCGTATGGACCGACAAGCTCTACAGGAGCGCGCCATATATTAGCGCGTTGCTTACCGTCTGGTGCTCCGCCATAGCTTGCTGCACACCACTCGTAAAGCTCGTTCGAGACCTTTCCCTCACCGCAATACTTCCGACCTAACGCTTCAAGCGAATAGGACAGCGCCCAATCGTCTAAAAGAGCTTCGGCAAACTGCACATCGTAGAGCTTGCCTTTGACTTCTACTCCGCTATCAGACAGCCATCCGCAATCGTAGAGCAGGTTTGCGCCTACCTTGACTTGTTTTTCATTACTAAGAGCGTCCGCCACAAAGCGAAGGACAGCATCGCGGTCTAGGTTTCCTCCTAAGTGGTGCGCTATTGGAAAGTACCACGACGCGTCTTCTGTGGCAAGTGAAATGCCGACAACATATCCGCTATTTCTGCTCCATCCTGGACCAGCCGTTGTCATTTCCGGGTCGTAGGTTTCCGTGTCGAACGCAATGACGGGCGTGTTAGAAAGATTCGGGAACTCTGTCGGCGGTTGCCAGCCAGTGGCCGGAATTGGCGCCAAAGGCCGTGATCCGCCTTTCATACCCCGAGCTCTTTTGTGCTCCTGCGTGTAGAAAAGACCTTGTTGAAACATTACTTGAGTCCCACCATAACGCCGACAAAACAATCGCCTTTGAATCGAGCAGGCTGGGAGAACAAGTCGGCGTGGGTAGCGTTCTTTAGAGTCCTCGTGATGTGCCCAGCTCGGTAGTTTCCTCTGCCTACCTGTTCGCTCTCGACTTCAGCAGAGGTGTTCCCTTCAACTGTGGAAAGACCTTTTTCAGTTAAAGAAATCACTTGAGTTGCCGAGTCTTCGCAGAAGACAGACAAAGCTTTCACATCATCACGAAGTGTTTGCTGAAGCTCAAACTCATCGCCTAAATCAAAAGCCAGCATGTCAGGAATGGTTTCCGGCCATTGCTCGTCGATCATTGGCGAGCTCAGCCATGCGGTATCGTAACCAAAGATTATTTGATTATCGCTCACATCCAAGAATGTTGGAAAAACATCGTTGTTCTTTACGATTACTCCGACCGTATAGACTGGAACGATGATGGGGGTTTCAATCGGAAGAGGAAGGTCGTATCGAATGAGTGTTGTGTTGTTAGTGGCGTACGCGTATTTACCATCGAGCATAATACCGCAAGACCACAGCGCGGTTCTTCCAGCTTCACCAATAAAGGGGAGCAAAGTAGTAAATGCGTCGATGAGCTGCTCCCCATTGTCGATGACGTTAGAATGCTCTGGCGCCGCTACAGCGGGGTACTGGTCGAGCTTGCCGCCCGGGACCATTTGAACTTTCAGGGAGCCTCGCTTGATTACGAGTCTCTTGTTGAAAGAGATGTTCAACTCATCGCGGTTTAGTGTGTACGCTTTGATGAACTTAGATGCAGGGACTATCACCTCTAGCTCTCCAAGCTGAGGATCGTCGCTCATCGCTCCGGCAGTGATCTTGCCGTCGCTTACCTGAATCATGCCGTTATCGATGTAGATATTGGCAAGAATAGGATTGAGCGGTTTTTCAGTGACTACACGACTGAGAAATTCGAGTTGCTGAACAGTTGTTGCAGACATTAGAAAAGAGTCGCCTGTCGAAGTTGAGGGAGACGTTCCGGAGCGTATTGCTCAAATTGTTTAAACGTCGGGATGTTGAAAAAACCTCTGTTCAATGGATGTTCAATGCACGCCTCGATAGTAGTGCCCCTTTCGATGGCAAGTTGCCGAATAAATTCCTGCGTACCTTTGTCAAGATACCGCCAGTGCGGGGAGTCAAACTTATCCGCGGTCGGGTTCTCTTCGGTGACAGAAACTGCGTACAACTCAGAACCGTTAATGTACGCAAGCTTGCCCATTGCGCCTGTCCAGACCCACGAAGTTGAATCCACGTAGGTCCACGGGTAGCGCTTTATGACTTGCAACCCTGTGAGAGCAAAGCCGTGCACTTCGACCTTCGGCTTTCCTTCCTCATCGGCGATGATGTCCCAGCAGGCATCGAGCCACTCATACAGCGGCGGTCCTGACCCAAGTTGTGCAACACCTCCAAGACCAATTAACGGCGCCTCTTGGACAAGAGTCTCAAGAAAGTCGAAAGGTTCGCTATAGTGGAACGTCGGAAACACATCGGCGCCTTGTTCTCGCTGCCATCGATAGTTCTTGTAAGAGGCATCTGCGTCACCAATGACGTCGAGTGCAGCTATCAGAGAATGCTTATCGCGATGCTTGATACAGTACTCAGTCAACAGGTGAATGTCGATAGTCTTGTTCTGCGTGAACGCCGAGAACGCTCCACTATCAAGAAACACCGTATTGCCCTGATCTAAGGACAGCATAATGCTCTTGTGTGGCTCAAGAGTTTTAGGGTTGCACGGCGAATAGAAAAACGTTAGCAGCTGACTGCCGAGCAGATGGCCGAGCCGCCCGTTGTAGTAATCGCCTGAGAAGTAAAGTTTCATTAGAATAGGGTTTGTTGTTTGTTATACCGCTGAAATATAGTTCATAGACCAGCGGGCAAGATCAACTCTCGAACAACGACATCTGGCGCCTGTCCTCGGTCTTGGGCGCCTTCCACTTCTCCTCTTTGATACCGAGATATTTGCGGTCGTTACGCCAGACTTTGTAGAACATCACGCGGTTTGCCATCTCCCCCTTGGGCCACTCGCCGAAGTGAGCGCGGTACTGGGTAATGTGCTTTCGGCCCAAGCGGTAAACCAATGGATCGAACTCATCGAGCACCATGGTCTCTTCAATGGTGCCCTTTGCCCCTTTCGGCGGATAGGTGAGAGTGTCGCCTTCATTGTAAGGGAAAACGGTGCCACAAAGCGGGCGAGCGCGCTTCTTGAGGTTCCAGCTATTGGTGGAGCACACGATAGGGCAAGCGAGATCAAACCGCGCGGCCATCTTCAGCCGCTCCATCCAATCCTCGCCGCCGCCGTAGCCGAAGTCAGTGACAATATGCTCGCCGGTCTCGGGGTCCTTTTTCTTGATGGGGTAGGAGGCCACGCCGAACTTGATCATGCTGACAACCAGGTCAGGGGAACCGAGCGCGATGTGGTACCAGACCGGGGAGCTGTAAGCTTCCCAGCAGAACAGCACGCCCGCGCGGACGCCCTTGACTTCAATCGGCGTGATTCGATTCCTGTAATCCGTTTCGGGCGAAACCCGCATCTTGCCTTTGGCTTCAATGTGGTCATACCCCGGCAAGTGGATCTTGTCCTGATAGCCCGTCATGCCGTGTTCCGGGTCAATCCCATAGATGCGTTCGCGCACCTGATCCAGCACGCGGTCCTTGATCAAGGCCCCGAAATAAAAACCGACATCATGCTTGCGTGCCAGCTCCAGCATTGGCTCAATGACCTCTTCTTCATGGTAGTGAAGAGGTTCACCGGTTTCGTAGTAAAGGTTCTGGATTCCTCCAAACAGTTCTTGAGGAGTAACGAAGATGTCTGGTTTGAACTCTTCGCACTTGCTGTCAAGCCATTTGATCTTGTCAGCAAGCGAGAAGCGCTGTTCGGGAACGCAGGAAAGTATTCTCATAGTATGCCGTGTGGAGCAGTAACAAACGATTTCATGGAAAAAGATTCAGCGCGAGGTGTCTTTCCTCTTGTTCTTGTCTTCGCTTTTCTTCTTCGATCAGTTTTTTCATCTCCGTTTCCGACAGGTTTTTCTTGCTCTTTGCGAAATGAATCATCCGCTCAAACCACAAACTGGGGACATACGATCTGATTACGGCGAGAGCAGAAACAAGTCGAATCAATGCTCTGGCTTGCCTGTGCATTGTCCTGTAATGCTTTTCGGCAATTTCATTTCCGTACTGCTCACGGAGTGCTGAAATAATTGCATCAGGAGTAACGAACTCTTCGTAAATTGCGTTATGTGCTTCAGCCATCAATCCGACCCAGGTTTCGTCATTGCTTTTCATTTGCCAATTAACCTCATGAACTCCGCTCGAGCGGAAGGATTAGTGAGCATGACCCCGCGCATAGCGGAGGTCGTGGTGAGTGCGCCGGAATGACGAACGCCCCGAGATTCCACGCACATATGCCTTGCTTCGATGACGACTGCAACGCCTTTCGGATGCAGGTTGTCATCGAGAGCTGAAGCGATTTGATTAGTCAGACGCTCTTGCACCTGGAGTCGGCGCGCAAAGCAGTCAACTACGCGGTTGAGCTTAGAAAGGCCAACGATGCGGCCGTTGGGAATGTAACCGACGTGCGCCACGCCTGTAATTGCGGCGAGGTGGTGTTCGCAATGCGAGTAGACAGGAATACTAGACTCAATGATCAGTTCGTCGTAGTTTTCGGCGCCGTCGTTGAACTCCTTCAGAATAGTCTTAGGGTCTTCGGTGTACCCTTTGGTCCAATACTTCCAAGCTTTGATAACGCGGGCGGGAGTTTCTAGCAGCCCTTCACGGGTCGGGTCCTCTCCGACAATTTGCAGCAGCCGACGAATTGCATCTGTCTCGGCACCTTCGTTTTCTTCCCATGGGAATTGAACAAAAGGGTCCCCGGGCTTTCGTTCAAAAGCCGCCATAAAACGCGCGTTCGGGAACTCTTTTTCAAACCGACGTTTGGTTGCGCCGCTATCGATAATATCGTCGACAATGACTTTTGCCTGCTCCGGCGAATTCGTTATGATAAAGTCACTGCTGAAAGACCGCATCATGTACGCGATAGACACACCGCCTCTTGGAACACCGTACACGTGTATAGGACCTGGAATAGCAAGCGACCGCACGATGTTCGCTACTGCCGAGAAGACTTCTTCGTGGGTTATTTTCTTGATCATGGGAGATGCAAAATCTTATGCTGTTGAAGGCTGACCCGGTAGCCGTACTTCATGGCAGAGACGGCAACTTCCTGTAGGTTGAGTTCGTTACGCATCTTGTCCTTTTCGTCCAATGGTGAAACCCAGATCTTGTTTGTATTTTCTGGACGAGCAAGTTTTACAGGCTTTCCATTCGGGTCCTGCGTGTTTGTGCTTGGAAGCCCATCGTCGGGTGACGTCTCGCCGTAAGCAAGCACATACTTCCAGTGAGCAAGAGGATCGTCGTAAATACGCGCTACTTTCGCAGTCTTAGGGCTGACTACGACTGTGCAAAAGGAATACAGCTCGGACCAATCAACAGGAACAGTTCCATTGGTCTCGATCTGCACTTGACGCGTTTTGGCGAGCTCAAAGATCAATGGTTTGATCGGTTGGCGGAAAGGTTCCCCGCCCGTGAACACGACTAGCTTCACGTTTGCAAAGCTTCTAACGCGGTTAATGATTTCATCCTTGGTCATAACCCAGTTCGCTGGGTATTCTGTATCGCACCAATGGCATTGGAGGTTACAGCCGGCAAAGCGCACGAACACCGCCGGCAAACCGGCGTACGGGCCTTCTCCCTGTATGGTGTAGAAGATTTCGGTAATCGCGTATTCGCCTGTGTTCTCAGCGACACGCGGGCTTGGAGCCTGCTTATTTATGACTCGTTGCACTGCATTTCCTCGTTTCTTCGACGATGACTTCAATTAGCTCGCAGCCTTCTAACACGCTTGGACCTACTTCTTCAAGTAGATACTTTGCCATATTCTCAGCCGTGGGATTAAATGGTACCACAACTGTCCCTTCGGGGTCAATCTTCAAAAAGGTCTCTACCCAAGGGTCTCTCTTGAACAGCAAAAACTTGTGATCCCAGTTGACCTCAAGCCATTCACACAGTTTTGACTTGATTACGCCAAAGTCGAGCACCATGCCAAGCTCGTCGAGCTCAGGTGCGACAACAGTGAAATGAATGCGGTAGTTGTGCCCGTGCGCGTGCCCGCACTTGGTCTTGTGCCCGAGCACGCGGTGGCCGCATGAGATGTCGTGGTAACGTGTTGCTGTGATGGTCAATGAAGGCTCCAAAGGTCAAACAAACAGTTGCTGCTGAACGAGAGATGTTCGGTTTTGTATCAACTAAACGTACTCTTGCCTTTGCTCAATCGTGTCAATCACTTTCTTTTCCTCAAGTTCCCAAGGCCGAGGCGACTCCCCAGCCGACAAAGAGTTATACCGAAAGACCGCAAAGCTGTCAACCTTGCTTCAGTAGCTCTTTACCCTTTTTCCATACCGTCAAACGGATGCCTTTGAACTTGCGAGCTTGAGTATAGGTCAAGGCTCTGGCGATGTTTCGGCAATCAAAGGTCCTGCACATGATCGGTTTGGTCTCGTGGATTGTGCAGCCACCTTTGCCGAGGTAAACGCAGTTGCCATTAGGTTTGTGCGCTAGCATGAGCTGCCCCGGAAACAGCGGGTGAGGCTCTGTCTGGTACTCGCTTGGAAAGTCTCCCGGCAGGAGCCTGACCATATCGCCGCGACAGCACAAGGTGCATCCGTTGCACGGCACAACGCCCGGGTCCTTCGACCCGGGTGTCGCACCATCTCCCATTACGCAGCCTCGGCCTTGTCTTCGGTCTCCTCCTCAGCCTTGGGCTCCTCGCGGAACTTCTCGCCAGTCAGATCCTCGGCGAGCTCGACTGCGAGGTTGAACGTGCTCCAGTAGGACTGAGCCATCGCGGCGCTGATGTCCATCTCGGCCCATGCGACGAACGCCTCGCCTCGCTTGGCGTCGAGGTGATCCTTAAACCACTTCCATGCGGCCTCGCGCTTCTCCGACCCACCGCGATCCGATGCCAGGCCCATCGACTTGATGGTCGACTGGTAGACGCCAGCCGCGCTGTTTTCGGTGTAGCCAAACTCGTCGATCAGATCCTGGATGATGTCCTTGCGTTCCTTGTTCGCGTCCAGACCCTTCTTGATCAGCGCGGTGCGCTCTTCAACAGAGGCCCGAGCAGTGGGGCGGCCGGTGAGCTCGAAGCCGTGCATCTTGAGGTAGTTGCGCATGTGCGCCTGAAGCGACGCATCCGTCAGCCCGGACTCTTCCTTGGCCTTCTCGAAGGCTTGCTTCCGAGCCTCCTGGAGATCGTCCGGCGGGTTCTCCGGATCGATCATCTCGCGAAAGACTTTGAAAGCCGCGATCTTGCCCGCACCGCGGTCGGAAGTGGCCGTGATGTTGTGAATCTGGCAGAACATCGGGTAGAGAGTCGTCGCGAGGTTCTTTGAGCACTCGCTAGCTGCGATCATGCGGTCGATCACACCAACGCGGGTGACGTCCGGGTCTTTCACGGCTTCCAGGAATGCGGCCTCGGCGAGATCGCGCTTGGACATTTTGGCTTCGGTCATAGCTTTCTCCAGCTTATTGATCAATTGATCTTTGGTTGAGCGCTTTGCGTAAGCAACTCCTGCATCATCGGCCACTTTTCGCAGTTCAGCAACGGTCATTTCTTCAAAATTCATGTTGACTTTTCCTTTTAGTTGGCGGAGCCCGAAGGCCCCGCGTGGATAAGCAGGTTAAAATCCGGCCTCGGTGCCGATCAACGTTTGCTGCCCGTCAGTGACATCGAAGACCTTGTCATCGATGGCAGCGCTGATCATGGTGCCGTTGTCGGTCAAGAAGACTCCGATAATCCCCAAATCTTGAATCTGGCGGACGGAGATCTGAACCTCGGTGCCGTTCAAGTCAGTGTAGGTCAAGGTGTTCATGTCGTTTCCTCGGGCGCTTGGTTGGGAGCTGTTCTCCCAACCGTTAGAGACACTATACTAGTGTCTGCGAGGTTTGACAACCCAAGCTTCCATGATCCTGCGCTTAGAGTAAGCTGCCCAATCTTGAATCTCGTAGCCGTCAAATCCTACTACGTGCCCTCGCACCAGGAGGACAACTTTCTGGCCTGCGTAGTTAGCACGAAGCTCCGTCTCCGAGGACCGAAGGGTTTTAGCGTTGAGCTCAATCGGCTCCACGTCGAAGCCCAACCGGTCGAAGATAGGGAACCATCGATCAAAGCGCATGCCTTGCCCACTTTTCCGACCCTCAATCTCGCAGAGCATATGCATGGTCTTGTAGTGGACGCCTGTAACTACGGAAAACATTTTGACTACGCAGTCGTTGCGTTCGCCGAACGTACTAGACAAAGCAACGAGCTCAGAATACTCGTAAGTAGGCTGGTAAGCTGACCTGGCTTGCTCTGCAACGCGGTGTTCTTTTTTCCAAGCAGCGTAGATCGTTGACGCAGTCGTTGCCTTGACGCCTTGCGCAACGCACAGCTCGATGATTTTCTTTCGAGGCGCTGAAGGATAAGCATCGGCGATGGCTCGGACTCGAAGTGTCGGTTTCATTTTCGTTTCCTAGTCTCGTCGGTCGGGGCCTGCCCCCGACCGTTAGAACTATCTTACCGAAACCTTATGCCTTGGTCAACTTGTTCTTGACGTCTTCGGGCATCGGAATCTTCCAGACACCGTCAACTTCTTTGTAGCCGAGCGCGCTGATCTCTTCATCTCTCAGGCACCGCCGTCCGTAGGTCGGGTGATCCATCGTGAACTCGCCGACTCGATGAGCATCGAAGGCTGTGATGCCGCCGAAGCTCTTGCCGCAGCTTATGCACTTGCAGCGGTTCTTCGGGATGTAGGAGCTGGGTGTGCTGGTCCGTGCGTAGTCGACAGTTTCTCCACGCTTCCAAGCCGCGAAGAACGTGCTCGCGCTGCCCTTGGAAATACCCTGCTTCGCGCAGAGGTCCAGCATCTCTTTGCGAGAAGCGCCCGGATTGGCTTCGCAGATCGCGTAGACCTGCGCTTTCACAGTCATGTTCTTTTTGCTTGCTTTCATAACTTTCGTGGTTGTTTCCTCAGGCGGTACGCATATCAATTTTCTCCGATGCGGTGTGGTGGCGTCCGTGCCCCGCAAAACGTGCAAAATCCCTCCCGCACGTAGGCGGCCGGGTCGTTTTCGCAACCGTGGCAGCCGCGGTGGACGGGCGGAGTCGCGTAAGACTCCGCTCGAAGCTGACCATTCTCCAAACACACTGCGCCGGTTGGCACAGTGTCCGGGTTGGTGGGGTCGATCGGGTCAGCCGGCGCGTCCGGGAACGCGAACCGGCTGACGGTTTTGGTTGCTTTGTTCATCCGGAGTGATCCTCCGTCGGGCCGTAGTACTTCTGCTTGGGGTCGTGTGCGGGCTGTGCAAAATGCAGCCCGCCGCAATGGTGGCAAGTGGTGAAGCCAATCTTGTTATTGGCTTCCTCCTCGCTTCGCGCCATGACGCGAACATCTGCGGATGCCCCGCAGGTGCCGCAAAAGAACTGGTACTCGGTCATAACGCCGCCTTTCTCACGTGCACCATCGGCGGCGCTCCGTCCGCATCCAACCGGCCTTCTGCGGCCGCCATGCCGCTTGCGTGCGCATCCTCATAGGACGCGAACCAGCCAGGCACTTGCTCCTCATGAAACCCCCCACTCCATGAGGCGTTGACGAACAACAGGCTGGCCCTAAACGGGCGGGGTAAAGGCTCCTCAGTCCAATAGCATTCCCGTTCGTCCATGATTACCGGGAACCCATAGTCATCCGGCCGTTTGTTTTCCGTAGCGAAGGGCTGCCCCGTAATGGCGTCACGCAGGACCCAGTGTGTATTCATTTCTCTCTCCTACCCCACCTAAGCGGGGCGCTGTAATGGGTTAGGGTTGGGGTTTGTGTCAGCCGCGGCCGCGGCCGCACTCTCGAAAGCGAAGGTGACGGAATACCGCCACTTTTCGAACCGAGCCGTCGGGCTGCGTTTGATCCTCGCTCACGCGCTCAGTGAGCGCGCGCACAGGGATGCCGCCGACGCGGCGGATAGCCGCTTCCAGGTACTCCATCAGATCGGCTTGCCCGCCGACCATGAAGCGGACGGCGGCCGCTTGACGGTGGACGCGGATTACGTCCGCGTCGTCATCGGCATCAGCGCCGGCGGCGGAACGGATGCGCTCCGCGATGGCCGGGACAGCCCAGCGGGACACTATCTCTTGGGCGCGGCCCGAGAGATCGTAATCCAAGAACTCGTCCGACGCCTTCAGGGCGTCGGCCGGCACCGTCAGAAGCTTGGACAGCTCTAGACGTTCAGCAGTAGGGAGGTCCGCCAGTCCAGCGGCGGCCTGGCTCTCGGTCGCGGTGTGTTGCGTCAAATTTACGATCTTAGGCATGTCTCTCTCCGTTGTTGCGGTGGGCGGTGGGTTTGCCGGCGTCCTAGCCGACTAGGAGCATGTTTATCGTCTCGCTTCCATGACAGTATGCACGTCCTTGTGTCGAAGATCAACGCCTTGTGAACTTGTGCCAATAGGTCGCAGCAGTCGCCGGATTGAGCCCGCTCTCAAGCGCAGCCCTCATGTAGCTCTTGCGAGTCGGCCAAGCACGACTATAGTAGAGCTGGCGGAGCTGGTAGACCGGAGTCTGCTCTTTCTTGAGCATCTTCTGAGTCTGCTTCATTTCCTTGATCTTGACCCGGACTTCTTTAGCTTCTGCCTCCAACGCGCGGAGACGGCACTCCAGCCTCTCCAGCTTGGTATTATCGGGCATGCTCGCTTCCGCGATCGCTTGAGCAAGCTGCTCTTTGGTCCAGCGCTTACCATGCTCGATACTGTGTTCTTCGCAGTATTCCAGCAGCTCTTTTTTGCTGGCTTCGGGGAGGTTGTTAAGATCGATGGCCATCATGTTTCGTTTCCCTCGTTCAGCTTACGCGGAAAACCAAAGGTCATAGAGGCGGCTTCCGATCGCGGTAGGGCTTTCCAAGAAACTGTAGTTTACCCCGGCAGCAGCCTGCACCCCGAAAATGATGTGCCCGGTGATGTTCCGCGGGCTGCCGATCAGGACAACACGGTCCTCGATTCGGCTCATCTTCGGCTGGAAAGTGGTTTGGTTGGTCATTTTCGTTTCCTGTTGTTTCTGGCGGGGGCCTGTCCCCCAACCGATGAAGACAGTATACTAGGCTCCCTTGTCGGGGTCAACAAGTTTCAGCTTCCCCGCAGGAGTTGCGCCTTGAAGTTCAGTTCGACGTTTCATAATCCGCGCGTCAGCCCTCCCATCTTGCCAGCACTGCTCCAAGGGGATCTTGCGCTTGCGGAAGATCATCGCATCAGTCCAGGTCAAGGTAATCATCAGAAAGGGATCTTCTCTGTTCCTTGCCCGCACCCTGTCACCTGAACTTCAGGTGGTGGCTTTTCACCAAACTTTTCGCACTCCCCTTGAGAAAAGTGCTCGCATTCAGCGCATGGTATGGTCACCTTAATCTGCTCAATCAGATCGATCAGCCTCCTTTTCTGATTCGAAGTCAAGTCGAACGACTTTAGGATATTTTCCGCTGACATCAACGCGTATCCTCGCTGGTTTGGCTAGTTCGTGAGTTCTCTCCAGAGCTTCATCTACAGAATCCGGATAAGGCTTTTCGCCGCCCATCTGAAGCCAGAAATTTGACGAGATAAAGCGCTGCTTAAAAGATACCCAGTGGTAAAACTCTTGTAAACCGCACTGAAAGCTCAGTTTAAGAGAAGCGTTGCCGTTAGATCTTTTGATGTGTTTGCTGTACTCGACAGAATCGACATTGACCCATGCCGGTTCAACCATAAAGTCTTCGAGACGCACCACATTATCGTTAGCAGCCGTGGACGAGATTTTTTCCTGAAATTGAAACTCGTGACCGCATGTGGAGCACGTTTTTGAAGCTGCATGAATGATCGATGAGCATTTAGGGCAGGTTTTGGTGAAAGGTTTTCCGTTGCCATCTCCTTTGCGCTTGGGACCGAGGTGCACATCGTTGATTGGTCCGAGACGGTGAGTATTGCCAGCAAAGTCGAGAATGAGGCAATTTTCCTTGCCTTCAGCAACACGGAACCCTCGACCAATCATCTGAACATGCAAAACTGGCGAAGCGGTAGGGCGCAACAGCACAATCAAGTCAATACGCGGATCGTTGTACCCAGTGGTAAGCATATTAACATTGACCAGCGCTTGGTAAGCATCGGCGTTATCCAGTATTTCATCGCGGTTCATCTTTGAATGGATGACGCCGCTTTTGATACCGTGGTCGTTTAGCCAATCGTTGATATGTTCTGCATGCTCGATATCAATCGCGAAGACCAGCCACTTCTTGCGACTGTCCTTATACTGCAGGGTTTCTGTCAACGCGTTGTGCGTAATGGCCTCGCGGTCTACGGCCTCCCGCAGTTGCTGAGGCAGGAACTCACCGGCTCGGATGCCGACATCGGAAACATCGATTTCTGTCCGCGGTTGCTTGGTGATCAGGTTGGTCAAATATCCTTCTCGAATTAGCTGACCAAGCTTGTCTTTGCAGTCATACGCGATATCAGTAAACAGCTCACCATCGGTCAACATTCCAGTGCCGAGCCGAAACGGCGTGGCGGTGAATCCAACGACATAGCTGTCGACTTGATCCAGGAACTTTCGGTACATTGACCGACCGCGATCTGGCACCAAATGTGCTTCATCGATCAACACAAGGTCAAACTCCAGAATCTCCGCCATGCGCCAAATCGATTGAATGGACGCGAACGTGATCGGCCGAAGCTCTCGGCGATTGAGCCCCGCAGAGAAAACGCCGACAGGCGCGTTTGGCCAGATTCGCAACAGTTCCTGTTCGTTTTGCCGGACCAGCTCTTTTTGATGGGTCAAGCAAACAATCTTTTGATCTGGCCACTTTTCGAATGTTTGCCGGAGGAACTCCGCAATGATAAAGGATTTGCCGCCACCAGTCGGAACGACGACAAGCGGGTGCCCTTTCTTGGTCTGAAAGTAATTGAAGACCGCCTTGACGGCTTCAGTTTGATACCATCTTGGGTGCATAGTATTGACAGCCTTCTCGCTGTTGTGCTTCTGTTCTGTTATGTTTGTGGAGCATGCAATACCAGACCCCGGAGTCTCTCTTTTCGTGGTGCTTGCATGTGCGGCAGTTTTGTTCATAAGGTCTACCTTCCCAACAAATCGCTCGAGCTTGGCAGTATGTGCAATCTATGCAGTCAGGATTACTAAACCCGCGAGGAGGCGGAAAATCGGAGAGGACGATTTCTTCTTCTCTTTTCTTGTATTGCTTTCCTATTTCTTTTGAAGGCGTATACCGCCTTGCCAAAACCTCGTCAGTGTTTTTATTGATCGCGATATATAGAGCTCTGCTGAGTTTCAAGTCATAGCAGTATCGCTCCATCTGCCCGGTATGCTTGGTCGGTATACCGACCTCTTTCAGCTTCTGGAAGCTCTTTTCGTTGTGCGTTTTGATTTCCAGCAAATGAAGAGTGTCGGGGGCCTCGAGCACTCCGTAGCAGGTTCCGTCGATGTGCCCTTTGACAAACCCCCACGCGCCCACCAGCTCGAGTTGTGTGTCATGAACTTCGATTCCGTGGTCGCCGAGCATTTCGTAGATGACGTCTTCGATTAAGTGCCCTCTTTTGAAAAGGCGCTGCAACCGAAGCGGTATTGTTTCTACAAAAGCCCAGTGAAGGTAGTACCACAGATAGCGATTGCAGGGATGCCCGATCATGGACATTCCGAGGTACGGCCGAAGAGGCACGTCTACGGTTGTTTCGTTGAGCGCAATGGAGGTTTGCAGTTCGAGAGGAAGTTTCGCCATTAGCGAGAGAGACCGCGTTGCTTGAGTTCTTGTTCGAGTGAAATGCCGGGTGTTTCTGGCTCTAGGTCATCCCAGCAGTAAATGCAAAACCATCCTTGTTGTGAGTCAGACCACCAAAGGTCTTCGGCTGGCCACGTGTGGTCTTCGCAGCATGCTGAGTTTTTGCAGCAATAGAGGGGTTCGGGAAGTTTCTTAGTCATGAAAAAACACCTGATAAAGCTCTGTCCTTGCCGCAGCAAGGACTCTCGGCCGAGCAAGCCGGCGGGTTCGGTCACGATAGGTGGCCCGGACCACGAGAGGATGGGCAGGCAAGGTCATCTGTGACATCCGCTGAGGCTGGGTAATTAGCGCCACCCATAGCCTCGGTGGGGCTTAACCGACTAGGTTATGGTCATCCTTCCAATGGAGGACCATTTCTTTGATGCACAGCCAAAGGCTTTCGTAGGGACCGTACATCCAGCATCTGTGAACGATGACCCAGGTAGCGTATTCACACGTGACGCCTGGCGGGTCCCTTCCAACAGAAAAACCAAAGATGTGCCACGTTTTGTGCCTTATTTCTTCCATGGTGCCGACTGAGTAGCAGCGGGCGCAGAGGAGGCCATGGGCGCAGGGCCGACGGCCATGACATCCAGAACGTTGTTGCGGTCGGGATACATGCCGCCCTCTTCGATTCCGAGCTTCACTTTGATCGGGATGCCGTGCAGCTCTTCGGTATCCGTGATCGCGACCTTATGGCACGCCTTGACGACCTTGGAGAGCTTGCCCTTGCCGATGCGTTCGGCAGTTGGGTTGCTGTTCTGGATGTTGAGCCGATCCACGACCACCGGCTCGCCTTGCGCGTGAATGCGATAGTGCAGCTCGACGTATTTGCCGCCGCTCTTCGAATCCTTGAGATCGCTGTTGATGATCTCGGCGGTGTATTCACCCTTGCTCAATACGGGGTTGCCCTCGTCTTCGTTTTCTTCAGCGTTGAATGTTCCGAGGAAGCTCATGGGTTATGCTCCGATAATCTTCTGAATGATCGCGCCAAGGTCAGGGTCTTCAAACACTTCGAGTCCGCCGCTGCGATCTTTCGCGACGTAATCGAATGATGGTTGCGTTTGAAGCTTTCGGTGAATGGTTCCATCCTCGTCTTCAAAGGTGCGCAAGCACATTACCTCGTCGAACAGATAGGGAACCTCTTGCGGAAGCTTGGTGCCGGGCAACGACGGCTGATTGATATACACGTTCTGATCATTCTTCGTCCGCTCCTGCTTTGACGAAAAGTAAACGTGCTTATTCGGCAAATCGCGGAACTCGCGGCACAACTGCAAGGTCTTTACTTGCAACTCGCCGTAAGCTTGCCGGGGGTCCTTTGCGATGCCTTTCTCATAGGAAAGAACGGACTCGGCGATCTCACTTAGCGAGTCAAGACAGACAGTCTCGAAACCCTTTGCGTCGTCGGACTCAGTGATAAAACGATACGCTTCGGCTAAATCATGCAGCGTTTTTACCGCGATCACTGGGATGTCGACATTGCGCAAGGACAGCAGACCGGCCTCGTTACTGATGATAACTGGGTTAGGCGCAGTGCTGCACAGAACGGTCTTGCCCACGCCGGGCATTCCGTACACCAGCGTTTTAACGCCGTGTTGAGCACCTTCTTCTTTCGTCGTTGTTAAGCGAATAGCCATTAGAATTCCTCTGCAAGGTCAAGCATTTTATCAGACGAGTTCTCTGCGGAGAAAACCAACCCTTCAAGCTGTCCGGCGACAGCCGCAAACATTACCATGCGGCTGACGACGTTTTCAAACTGAAGGTCCGTAAGCGATCCTAAAGCAACGTCAATAGCTGCATACTCGTTTCGCAAGGTCAAGTACCATCGCTGCTTACCTTCCCTGTGCTCGCCGTACAAAAACCTGCAGCCTGACCAATATCGGCAAATCTCGGCCTGAAGGCATTCAGCCTTGCGGAATTGTCTGCTTCTTTGCATTATTTTCCCCAACCTCGGCGTCTCGGTAAGTCTTCTAAGAGTTTGGTATAAAGAAAGATCTCATACCGACCGCTCTTGAAGACCACCTCCAATTTTTCAAACCCTGGAGTTCGTAGCGCAGCTTCTATCTTTTTTGAAGCTTGTATCTCAGTGTAAGCGTAAAAGGTTTTCATTCGTAAATCTGCTCGACCACATTCACCAGCTCTTCAGGATTGAGAGCACGCAAAGCCCTGACCGCGGTGTCAATCGGGTCCGCGCCTTTTGGAGGTCTTTCAATGATCCATTGATAGACAATGCGTTGATCGTTTTCGCTGCAATCATGGTACAGCTCTAGAAAAGCATTCATTTCTTTTGGCTTCATTTCCTAACTTCCACTTAATGGTATATTCAATTCTAAATTGAATCAACAGCTTTATTTAGTGCATATTTGTTTCTCTTGCCTTTTTAATGGTCTCACTGTATAGTAAATAATTTCCGAGTGAAAAAAAGGGTCCTCGCAGGACCCTTTAAAAGAGGTGACCATGTATTACCGAAAGCTGTACGAGACTTTCGATTCGGCAATTATACCCGTAATTCCGCCAAAGGCAACCCTCTCTAAAACCTCCACGCTTTCACAGAGCAATCTCGGAAAAATTCCGGGTAAATATCGAGAGCAACACGATTGCTGGTCTGGCTTTTCGAATTGGCCTGACCACGAAGCCACCGAAGAAGATATCGCGCTCTGGGAAACATGGCCCGAGCATAACGTAGGCGTGAATGCGCGCTACTTTCCAGGAATTGACATTGATATAGAAGACCAAGCTCTGGTCGATGAGATTGTAGCCCTTTTACCAACGACTAAGGTTCGGCGGCGAGAGGGCAGTCCTCGTGTCATTCTTATTTATCGTATCGATGAGCCTTTGGAATTCTTCCACCGCCTGAAGTTCGGCGATAAGGGAATGGTCGAGTTCCTTGGCGCGGGACGCTTTTACGTCGTGCAAGGGAAGCACAAGAGCGGCGCCGAGCAATGGGTTACGGAAGATCCAATCACCACAATCACTTTACAGCAGCTCTATGACATTATCGAACTGCTTCGCGACAAGTTTGATTTAGAGGAGCACGGTGCCGAGCCCGGTGCAGTTATAGACCAGGATGGCCACATTAAATGGACACCGCGTCAGTTGGAGCAGATTTTCTGCTTGTGGCAAGGGAGTAGCGGTCGGCACGACGCGCTTCGAGACATTATTTATTACCATACTCGAGCAGCCGGAAGCGACTGGGCGCGGCACCACGCTACCCGCTACATGAATGATGTGCCAGAACACCTAAGAGATGAAGTATGGCACACGTATTACAAAGATATTGATCGCATGATAAAAGGAGCGCTTCGAATTACGGAGCGCGATCAAGTCTTTATTGATCAGCCACCAAGTCAAGACGCCAGAAAGCGCACCTTACCGATGACAAATGGACGCTTTGATAGGTTAGCGCAAAGTGTAATGGTCGCAGCTCCTCACCCTAACCCGACGGTAGCGTTTACGACCGCGATAGGGATTATCGCAGGTATCGCCGGCAGACGTTTTAATGTCAGTGGCACCGGAGTCAATATGTATGTCGCCTTGCTGATGGAAACCGGCAAGGGAAAAGACATCATTTCAAACTACACGAACTGGCTATTCCGTCTTGCGGCGCCTATGGAGATTGATGGATCAAAGTTCATTGGGCCAAGTCACTTCACTGGCCCACGGCCTTTGTTCAAAAGATTCGATGAAGGTCGTAGCCGAGTCTCTATCATGACTGAGGCCGGACTAATTTTTGGCGAGAACAAAATTGGAAACGTCTCGGGAATCCGGCGTGCTCTTCTCGACCTTTTTACCAAGTCAGGCCAGAATAACTTCTCTAGCGCCACTGATTATTCAGAGACCGAAAACAATATTCCAGCGATGCGAGCACCTGCGCTCACGCTGATAAGTGAGTCCACGCCCCGCGTTTTCGTGGACGCTATGCGCGCTCGGAATGCAGAAGAAAGCGGCGAATTAGCACGCATGCTTCTCCTAAAAGTAAACGATCAGAAATCGTATTTTAACTTAGAACACCATTATGATCTCGATGAAGACACATTGGCAGCGGTTACTCGCTTGATGCGTTTTTGCTACGAAACGCATGAAGATGAAGACCCGCAAGCGATCAATCTACAGTTTGAAAATATAGACCGCGTGCGTGCTTTCAGCAATGCGTGCGTCGACAAGCAAAACGAGTACGAACTCAGCGATCCATTCACGGCCTCTCTTTATAGCCGAGCATGGGTCAAAATGGTCCGCCTCGCTGTAATCGGATACTTGCTGGACCATGAAGGTCCATATGAAGAAGCGCGTTATGTGCCTGACCATTACGTTCTCTGGGCGATTCAGGTCATTGAATACGAGCTTCATCTGCTCTATAGCTACACGGAAAGTGCTACGACTGATTCGCTGGACACCCTGATTAAGACCATCATGGTTCCAACAATTCAGAAGATTATTCACGGTCAGTCTAACAAAGAAGTCAAGAAAATAATCAGTACTCGCATGCGCCAGGCGGCGGTGATTCCATTGAGCGCGTTGACTACTGCGCTTAAACAAAACCGCGTTCTGCTCGACCTGTCCGACATACCTGCCAAGTGTGGCTACCCCAAAACTGGGGTCACAAAGCTTGTGAATGCAATGGTCGAGATGCATTTGCTTGTGCAGTTGAAGCCGGAGGAAGTGGTCAAGTTTGGTTTACGTAGAGATAGGATCGCGTACCAATGCACCAAGGATTTCGAGGCCATTCAGACACGCAATAAATAGGGCAAAAACACGTGAGAATTTGGATCTACCTGATTTGAAAGGGAATTTGATAAGACAGAGGTGTAATGAAAAAAGGGATGTTATAACTTCTTGGTTTTATTGAGAAAAAAATAACGCGTATCCACCAAAATATTCTAGATTTCTTTTTAAAACCAAGAAGTTAGCGTAAGGTGTAATGAATTTGAAGATACCGTGTGTCCGCCCGTGCTCAGGGCTCCCCCTTAATAAATGCCCGAAAGAGAGGGGAACTAGGTCAGGATACATCTTAACAAAAATCCCCCTAACTCCCTTGAAAAATAAAGAAAAATACACGTGAATTTACGTGTAATATTTTATGTATTTTACCGTAATATAGACATACACCTATCAATTTTGGCTTTTCGATAGGTTTTGCCTATCGCCTATCAATCCCCGGCTGCCGATAGGTAATACCTATCACCTATCGAAATCCGGTTTTTAATAGGTTTTACCTATGGCATCTCGAAGTAAACAAAAAGGTAGTGCAGGTGAACGGGAAGTGGCGAAGCTACTATCGCAAGTCACCAATCGTGCTGTCTCTAGGAACCTAGAACAAACGCGCTCGGGTGGCGCTGACCTTTTGGACGTTCCAGGGCTCGTCATTGAAGTGAAGCGGAGGGAGGTGCTAACGGTCAATGTTTGGTGGAAGCAGGTGACCGATGCAGCACGCGCTAGTGGAGGGATTCCAGTGCTGGCTTATCGGCAAAATAGGAAGGCATGGAACTTCTGCTTGCCAATGCGGTTAGTTGACTATCGTCTCACGTCTGGGTTCTTTCAGTTACAAGAAGCGGAGTTCATTGAGTGGCTTGAGCTTTATATGGAAGCGAAGACCGACTGA